CATCCAATGCACCTCTTGTACCAGATACAGTATCACCTGTTATGGTAGCATCAGGTATAAAGGTGAATGATTTAGCAGGTGCATTACTATTTGCATTTGAATCTGTATCAACATATCCAAAGAAACCTTGTTTGTTATTACCAGCTCCTGAACTTGTATTATAGGTAAATGCTACACCACGATCAGTATTAGTGTCAACGTTTGCTGTAACCTCTAATTGAGTTGTGGTAGCAATACCACCAACTTGAACAGCATTACTAATTGTGACCAATGCTTCATTTAAATCATATGTTGAAATTGTAGTTCCACTTGCTATGTTTGTTCCAGTAATACCATCTCCTGTATTGATACCAGCAGTCGTATCCAGTTTGATTGTACTGACACCAGCAAGAGCTGTTGCCATAACAGTTCTTGTGCTTGTGGTTACACCAAGATTAATTATTGGATCATTAAGATTAACTGTAAATGAATCAACTGTTGTAGTTGTTCCATCAACTTGCAAATCACCTTTAATAATGACTTGTCCTTCATTACTTAAACCATCAGGGAATGGGTCAATAAACAAAGTATTACCAGTATTAGGTAATGATGAAATTACATTTGAAGATATTCCAACACCACCTATTCTTGCATCAAGTGCATGAAGAACACCACCTGTTTGGTGAATATTACCTTCAAAAGTAGATATACCTGTAACTCGAAGGTTACGCATTGTTGCTTCATCAAAAAAGATATCATCAGCAACGTGTAAATCACCACCTACAAATAAGTCACTTACAAAAGTTCCTATACCTGTAAATGTTGATACACCAGTAACACCTAAATTACCACCTATATTAACACTCTTCTCTATACCGACTCCACCTTCGACTATGAGAGCACCAGTGTCTTTGGTAGATGAATCAGTCACATCTGCCATTACAACTGCTACACCATTCTCATAGACCCAATCAGCACCTGTTACATTGATTCTATCATCTCCATCTTCATCATATTCTATTTTTGCGTCTTTACTATCACCAAATGCAAGTTTTATATCATCTCCGATTACTACTTCACCAGAACCATTTGGTGTGAAGAATATATCACCATCAGTATTTGTCGATGAAAGGACGTTTGCATCTAATCTTAAATTATCAACATTCCATTGATCTACCTTTCTATTTTGATCAACAATTGCAACAAATCCATTTGAAGCAGTTGATGCGTTGGCAGCACTCGCAACTGAACCTGCTGCATTACTTAATAAGTCTGTAAAATATCTACCACCAACTACCTGTGGATTGCCTCCGTTATCTCCAACAAATAATCTATCACCACTATTACCTTGCGTACCTCCACCACTTAGGGTTACACCAACTTCACCAAATTGTAAAGATGATGGAGCTGAAGTACCAGTTGATCTTTTAACTCGTATTATACTTGCCATCTCTAGAAGCTACCTCCGTTTATATCCAAATTTTGAGTTGCACCTGGAGTTAACTCTAAAGTTCCAGTCCATTGCTGTGTGGTGCTGTTGTACACTAAAACCATTCCATTCTGTGGATTACTGGCGTTCACATCACTTAATTCACCAATACTTCCTGCGGTATTTCCTGCTAATGAAGATGTAACCTTTATAGCATTTTGTTGACCGACTCTTACTTTTATCTCTGCCATTATCTTGTAGCTCCTTGTCTAACTAAAACAGAACCTTCTAAAACTCTAGTCACTTCACCAGATGTATCAGTAATTAGAACATCATATACGTGTCTACCAGGTTTTAGAGTAGCAGTTTGACTCGTTGTAAGACCAACTCTTATAATACCACTAGTAGGATTAATAATTTGAGTTGTAAAATTAGTAAACGTAACTGCATCAGCATGCTTTCGCATTTGAGCATTTGCTGTAAACCCAGTTAAATCTGTTGCAGAATTTGTGGCAGCACTCTCTAAAGTAAAAACTTGGGAAAAAGTGGTTCCAGTATTTATAGTAAGATTACTAGTGTAAACTGCCATGTAAAAACAATATCACGATCTAAGATATATTTATATTTACAATAACCCGTCTATTTTGATGTTATCTTCTTGAGTATATCCTTTAGTTCTTCTATATCTTTTTTCATCCTATCTATTTCTTCTTTTTGAGTCAAACGAATATTTTTTGACTTCTTATACTGAGAAAATCCGTGACTATCAGTATTAATGATAGCCCCAGATTTTTCATCTCTGAATAAGTGTTTGTGTCCTTCTACAG